GCATGGAACTCACCCCATATCTTCATCGCCGATTCCTTCGTGTTGGTGCAGGGGCTGACACCAAGAATACAGCACCCAAGGCAATCAGCGCACGACGAGTTTTGATTGGCACAGTTTGATTCGTCATCACATAATCATCAGCGAAACCTTGGAACAGATTCAACACAGCCTCAAACGCTTTACGCACAGACGATGGTGCATCTTGCACAGCAGCCACCAACTCAACAGCCTGCTCAGTTGATAGTTCTTCAACCGCGACCTGCTCAAACACTTGAGCCGCTTCAGCGTTGGTCAACACTTCCAGCACTGCTGGTTCGGATGCTACGGAGACGGCTTGGTCGGTGGTGAGGGCATGGGTCAGGAGTTCGGTGACGATGGCTTTGACTTCTGTGGGGGTTGCTTGCTCGATGTTGGCTAGGGCTTCAACAACAGCCTTGTCTGCGATGGGTGGCAATGGTGCGTCTTTGGCAGGTTGGCTCGTCTCAGGGGCTTGTGATGCTTCTGGCAGGGTGTCTGGGGGTGGGGGCATGGTTGTTGGTGGCATTGGGATTGTCGGTATCGTTGCTGGTCGTTCAGGGATCGTGATTGTGTTCGGAGGGAATAATGGTTGTAGTACGAACGGCAGTGTGGCTGGTGGAGGAGGCTGTGTATCTGGTGGCGTTGTCTCAGGTATGGATGGCTGAGGAACCGTTGCAGGTGGCAATGGTTGTGTTGTCTCTGGTGGGTTTGTGGAAGTTGTGGAAGTTGTAGTCGCTGGTGGTGGTGCCACTGTTGGAGGAGGTGGTGCTTGAGTTGTAGTTGTAGAAGTCGTAGTCGTTGAAGTCGTAGTTGTTTGAAGTGTCGTAGTAGTCGATGGGTTTGTAGCAGGAACAGTTGTTGGTGCGACAGTCGAAGAAGTTGTTGTGGTCGTCCATGTTGTTGTCGTCTCCTGAATCGTTGTTGTGGTCGTAGTGGTAGTAGTAGTGCTAGTCGTAGTCGTGGTTGATTCGCCGTTGGTCGTGAACGCCTCATCGGGAACGATTGACCATCCTTGACCGTCAATGTTCCATGCGAGCATCAGGCAGGTCGATCCGCCGTTCTCGTACATGAACAGATTGAGGTTGGCATCGCCTGCACTAATGTCTATCTGCCCAGACTCGTAGGCTGAACAACCCTGATCGCCCCAGTTGCCCCACTCATTCCCACCAATGTTGATACGGCCACCATCATCAGAAGCCAACCAGAACCCAATCGTCTCATGTTCGGGGATCGTGATGAACCCAGTCATGTGAACCATAAACAAGTCGCCTGTGCAGTTCTCGAATGGCTCACCGTCGTAACTTCGATTGATGTTGTTCTCTATCTCCGAACCACACAACTCATACTCAGTAGTTGACTGGACTGGTGGTATCTCATCAATCGTGTAATACGACGTGGACAACCCTGGTGCCGGATCAGCTGACGCTGACGGAATAAAACTAAAGATCGAAGCTAGAAGCGCAGGAGCAACAATCAGCCAACGACTTCGACCCAAGCAAGAGATTCTTCGTTCCATCCATACATCTTCCCATCATTTGGCATCGGTGTTGGTGCCTGCCAATCATTATTGCTGTCCAGCGTCCACGATGGAAACGGACTCGGAGCAACAAACTGGTCTGCATCTGCATCGTATGTGTATCCAACTCTTGCTAATTGTTTGCGAAAGTTGTTGTTGTATGAAGTTTGTTTCCATTCACCAGACAAATTAAGTGAAGCAATAAACGCCTGACCTACAGATTCGCTTGCAGGAAACTGACTACCACAATCCTCGTCAGAAACAACAATAATACCTTCAACAACTTCATCAGATATTTTTGCAAAATATGCCATTGTCACACCTTGAACCTAATCAAAACGATCCCAGCAGAACCGCTACCCCCTGGTCGAGCGTTATCTCCAGAACCACCGCCACCGCCTGATGCGTTACCAGTTGCTGAGGGGCCGTTGTTCCCAAAACTTGCACCATTAGCAGCACCGCCACCACCACCCGAACCCTCATTAATATGACTTGGCGCATCATCATATCCTGCACCACCACCACCAGCATAAGTTGTTGCTGTTCCAGTGAAAGCAACAACGCTATATGCTGCACCACCATTTTTTCCACTTGCTGCGCCACCAGCACCAGAACCACCAACGCTTGTTGCCGCACCACCGTTACCGCCACCATTGGCGGTTACTAAAGAACCGATTGTTGATGATGTGTTTGCGCCACCAATCGTAATCGTTTGGTTTGAAGCTATTGCTACAGTTCCCGTTGTTGCAGCAGCACCGTTTCCGCCACCACCACCACCATAGTTTGTGTAAACACCGGCACCACCGTTTCCACCACCACCAAAAGCCATATACTCAAAATCTCCACCATTAACAATAGTCAATGTTCCTGTTGATGTAAATGTGAGAAGCGTGTAGTTCTGACCGCCGACAGTTATTGAACTAGACGAACCACCAGTTGCCAAAGGTGGAAGTGCAACAGCCACTGCTGAGAGTAGTTGCATGGCTTATGCAACCAAGTTGCCAAATACCAAGAACACGTTGGATGCTGTGCAAAGAATAGTTGCAACTGCGTACTGTCCGTTCGTTTTCAACTTTGCACCGTTCGAGTTTAGTGTCACGCTTGCACCACTGATCGTCACAACACCCGATCCACCTGTGCCTTGCATGATGTTGATCTGGTCACCGATGGCAAAGACTGAGGGTGGGATTGTGAGTGCGATTGCAGCTGCGTTGCTGAGTGTGACAAGTTTGCCGACATCACCGACGGCTGCTGTGTATGTTGTGCCGGTCTGTGCGTTGATTGCAACGACAGATGCTGCGAGGGTTGTGGCGTTGGCTGCTGTGAATATATCGCCACTGGTGAAGGTTGGTCTGACTGCCATAATGCTCCTATTGTAGTGCGTAGACGGTTGAGTTGAGGGCTGAGGTGTCCAGGATGAATGGTAGTACAAGTTGGACTTGACCCATTCCGATAGTCACGCGATGTGTTGATGGGTTGACTGTGTGCCGTATGGATTCGACAACCACGTTCTGTGTCACCGTTGCCGGTGTACCAGTCGAGAATGTCTTAGACACCGACAAAATATCGCCAATCTCAAGTGCTGCCATTGTCTGCTGTTGTGCTGTAGTCAACGCATTCAACAACACATCCATCTCCGAGAACCTCACCACAGGGTCTTGAAACCGTGTCAACAACGACAACGCCAACGCAGACCCAGCAGCATCAGTGGCCAACGGAACACCAGTCAACGACAACGCCTTGATCCCATACTGTGTTTGCGACGCAGTACCAGACGCAATGCTCGAAGCCGTGCCGCCGTCTATTTGGACTCCGACGCGATTGATGACCGTCTCAGCCCCATACACATTCGCCAACGACAGAATCGGAACACCAGCCGTACCACCAAACGAAGCCACAGCCGTACCAAACGACACAGCAATCCGAGCATCAAAGTTCAAACTCCCAGAACGATCAACAAACAAACGCCCACCCTCAGCCGTCGCCACATCCTGCAACGCCTGCAACACATTCGTCGCATCCTCATACGCAACCGTTCCACACGTCGCAACCCCAGTCTCAATACTTCTAGTCGCAGTCGAGAACGACACTTCAGGACGATCCAAGATTGCAGACACACGTGCAGAGGTCAGTTGTGATGAAGGGTTGAATGCGGTCAGCACGGTTTGACCAAGTTGCCCGAGCGAATCAGTAGCCACAATCGTTGCTGTTGAAAGGTTTGGTTCGGCATAATCCATATTCAAGTCATAGACAAATCCTGTGAACATTGCTGTGGTTCCGGCTGTACCGCCGTACACCTGAAACTGGCGACGTGGTGCAATACCAACAGTCCCACCCGAATACCATTCTGATGCTGTGTTCAACGGATCAAAGTATCGTGCAGCTGCACGATCATCGGCTGAGATAGTACAACTAGACGATGGGAATGTATCAAGTTGAGTTGCACGGCCACGATTGATATTGATATTCGTCACATACTCGGTGATGTCCACAAACGATGTTGAACCATTCAACACATCAGTCCCATCAAGTTTGCTGGAATCCAATGTGAACGCATCAGCCAAGAAACCAACATCTAATAAAACCTTATAAGTTGAACCCCACTTCGTAGCCTTAGCCATTAGAACGCAATCCCTCTAAGGGCATTCCCACCATTCTTGCGAGCGAACTCAGTCAACAAATCTGAAATATCTAACGCAAGAGTATCCTTGTCAGTGATCAACCCAGCATTCACATTGACAACAGGGCTGAACCCACCACCAGAACCAGCATTGAAGCCAGTCGAGTTACCTGTCACCGTTGCAGGAATACTGCCAGCCACACCAGCCATCGGATTCGCAGCCACAACCTTTGGATACAACAACGCAATCTTCCCAGCAGCCTCAATCGCATCCGCATAATTCTTCAACGCCTCAGTCTCACGATCAATCGCCTCAGCCACAGCATCAGTCGCATCAGCCTGCTTCTGC